TCATTTACTTGAGTTTGGATTTACACATCGTGGTGGTAAATTTGTGGGACCACGTCCATTCATGCGACCAGCTTTCGATGCATTCGCACCGGATATGGTTGAGAAAATCAAGTCGATTATTGAAAGAGGTGGATCCGCATGAGTTTTCTAGAACAAATATTCCTGTTACTTAATAGTATTTTACCCAACAAGGTCACCTATGGAACGAACATTGTCGATGCAAACGAATTCAATGTTTACCCATTTATTGTCTATCAAGAAATCAGTGATAGAGTTCAAACCTATGCAGATAACAAATCAGCAGTTCGTATCATCACCTATCAAATCACACTTGTCACAGAATCAAAAAACCCGATCATCGAAGAGCAACTAGAATCAGCTCTAAATCAATCAGGGTTAAATTATCAAATGATTACTGAGTACGTCAATGACGATAACTCTGTAACCCGAGTTTATGAAATAAAACAGGAGGAAATAAAATATGAGTAATAAAGTCACATTCGGACTTACCAATGTTCACTATGCACTCGCTACAATTGCAGTAGATGGTTCCTGGACTTTTGGAACACCAAAGCGTCTAGTTGGTGCTCAAGAAATCACTACTGAAATCATCGGTGGTAGTTCACAAGTCTATGCAGACGATAAGGTTATCGCAACCCTAGTCTCCAATTCAGGCTCAACCGTCACGCTCAAGTTTACAGAGATTGATGATGAATTTAAAAAGGATATCTTTGGATTCAAGACAGACACCAACGGTAACTTTGTTGAAGTTGTCAACAATGAAACCAAGACCTTCGCATTGGGTTATGAGATCCAAGGCGATGCAAAAGCACGTCGCATTTGGTATTACCTATGTACAGCTACACCTTCAGGGGATGCAAGCAAATCCAAAGCGGACTCCATTGAAGCTAACTCAATCTCACTTAACATCACTGCTCGCCCGATCGAGTCAGGTAATAATCTGATCCTTCGAGTGATTGCAAGTGTTGGAGATACGAACTACACGAATTTCTTGTCAACATCGCCAGTATTACCTACATTCATCTAAGGAGGATTGAAGTATGGAAAAAGTAATTAAACTCGGTGACAAGGAGTATAAGCTCCATTCGTCACTATTCACAATCATCGATTATCGTAATGTGTTCGGTTCTGAACTCTTCAGTGATATCAAAAAACTTGAAAAGGGTAAGAACATCAAGGAAGAAGATTTCTCGCTTGTGATCGATACGATCTTCCGAATCATCTACGTGCTTCATCGTCCATTCAGTAAGACTTCCTATAATGACTTCTTGATGGCACTTGATTTTGGTATTCTTAGTGATACAGAAGAACTTGGTATCTTATCTCAAACCATCGGGGAGATGTTAGGCACTCTACAAAAAGGCACCAAACCATCCCCACAGTCCAAATGATGAGCCCGAGTTTGGTGCAACCTCAAACATTATCTTTAACTTGGCTCATCTAGGTATATCGATTGAAGACTCAAAGTACTTTGACTTAACAACATACTTTGAATTGGTTCAACTTGAAATGAAAGTTATCTCTGGAAACAAATCTGAAAGACAAGCTTCACAAGCTGATATAGATGCTTTTTTTATCTAGGACTCAAATAAATTAATAAAAACAACCAATGTTTGGTATTATTAAAGTAACTATAACGTTGGTGGTGATAATTTGAGTAAGATATTTTTTCCATATATTTATCATGGAAGCATAGCCCATAAGTATTATCTAAGGTTTCAATACAGAACACCTCAAAAACCTGAACCACAAGTGTTCTCGACCATTTTTAGTACCGGTATAAGAGAATTATTTAAAGATGAGTTTGAAAACGCCTATATACATTTACTTGATCAGATGCTCCTATATGACGTTTGTAACATTCCTGTAGAAGATGTAATTTACCTGATTGGAACATTAGGGTATGAATTAACGATGAAATTAGTTCAATCACCGGGTATTCAATTATTCGACTCTTTATCTAACCGTATAGGATTAGTTTATGGTCCACTAAATGAGTGGATGATGTTCAATGAGAAATCACCAGAAACAGAAGCATCAATTAGTGTTCGAATAGACAAAATATATGAACCCATTAAAAATAAATTTGAATTCAGGTCTGAATGGAAAACACCATTAATCCAACTTTTCAAAAAGGCATACTTTATCAATGACTTAAATACCCTCTTTAAAGATACTGAACTTCAAACTATTCAGGATATGCATAAGCCTGATGTTAAGAAAGTACTAGAAATGTCACCAGCTGTGACTTCTATTAATGTTAGCGAGCAGCAATATAAAGCTAATAGACTTCTTCATTATCACTATCATAGAAGGATAGCATCTTTATTGAAATGTGACTATCTGTATGTACCAGTCGAACTCGAAGGGGTTTATGACTACTATTCTCATTTAAATACTAGCAAAAAAGATAAATTAGGTGCGATATTTGAGAAAATTACTAAGCTAGAAAGAATTCCTGATATACCAAGTCTTATCAAAAATGGCGTTTTAACTGTTGAAGATATATTGCAAATACGAGAGTCATCATCAGCTAAAAAATTTAGGAAATGGATTGATACCTTAAATAAATCTCAAGCAGAAGATATTGATCTTGATGAATATACTAGCCTTTATCATGAAGCATGCATGACGAATAATAAATTCAAAACTGCATATAACAGTAAGGCTGGAAGTGCAGTGCGTACAATTGGATTAGTTGCTATTGGGGCTGCAAGTTCTGGTTTAGGTTTAGGTTTAACTTTTGTTGATTATCTTGTAAGTGCTGGACTGGATGATTACAATCCAGCAAGTTATACTAGAGAGAATTTGAAGACATTTATTAATAAAAAGACAAAATAAAGTGACAGCATTTCGAGAAATCGAAGTGCTTTTTATTTGCAGTAAAAAGGAGGTGAGTAAAGATGGCAGAAACAGTCAAAGGGCTAAATATTAAGTTAAGCCTTGATGGTAGAGATTTAGAGAATGAACTCAAAGAAATTCAATCAGATCTCAAAGAACAACAAAAAGATCTAAAAGCCATCAATGCGAACCTTAAGTACGACAGCTCTAATGTTGAACTTTGGAAACAAAAACAATCGAAGCTCAACCACATCCTTCAAACGACTAAAAAGAAACTAGAAACGCAGAATCAAGAACTTGAAAAGGCAAAGCAAGCAGTCAAACTTGGTGAAATGATTGAAACTGAGTTTAACAAACTAGCACGTAATGTTTCCTACACAGAAGCTGAAGTATCTAAACTCAATAAAGAACTCC